CCGAGACCTCTCGGGCTATGAACATCGAACCTGTCGCCAATGGTTATTTTCAAGGCGGCGTTGGCGAGTTCCTGGCGCGTAGGTTAAAGAAATGCGGCGTAGACATCGGCGACCAGACTAGAAATCAGCGTCTGGCGCTTGATGGGAGCAGGAATTGGGAGAATGCCGAAAGGCAAATTAGCACTCTCGATCTGAAAAATGCCTCAGGGACACAATCAAGTGGTCTTATCGACTTCGTGGTTGACGATCCTAAATGGCGTTACCTCCTAAACGGCCTGAGGACACCAGCAGTGCGTTACAAGGATCATGTTGTGACGCTCGAGCAGTTCTCTACCATGGGGAATGGTTTCACGTTTCCCTTGGAAACAACGATCTTTACAGCAATCGTGTTGGCGGCGATGAAGATTAAACCCTTCAAGAACTCGCACATCAACAGCAGGGGCGCGGTCAACTTCGACCACATCTATGCACTGAAAGATGTAGGGATTTACGGTGACGATATCATTGTACCGACGCAGTTTGTCGGCGACGTGATTCGGGGGCTTGAGATCTGCGGCTATTCGGTCAACCCGAGTAAGTCGTTCGTTTCTGGTCCTTTCCGTGAAAGTTGTGGCTGTGATTACTACAAGGGGATCCCTGTACGTCCTTTCTACCAGCGGGCTCATATGACACTTGAGTCGCTCTTCTCTTTGCACAACTTCTATGTCGACCGGGGATTAACCCAGTTTGCAGAGCGTGTGAAGAGGGCCATCCCTGAAGAGTGGCGCCTTTACGGGCCACCCGGCTATGGTGACGGCCATCTCGTTTCAACGAGGTGGAAAGAGTACCCGGTTGGAAATACCATCGAAAAAGTCTGGACCTGGGAGTCATCCGGTGATACCATGGATGAAACTCTCGAAAATCTGGTCAAGGCCAAAACGGTGGTGTCTCACAATACCGGCTGGGCGGGACGGTACTTCTTAAGCTACAAACATGCTGGCGCGGAACTAGTCAATCCGTGTCCGGGCGACCTTGCAACTCCTCTCTACATGCTAGAAACACGCATGCGGAATAGGGAACCAGGGTGGGATGAACCCGTGGTCTATGACCACAACCCACCTAGAGGTGAACCAGTAGCAACGCCAACACCCGAGAGGCTTAAAGTGCTTTCTCGGATGTTTGGACCTATGGAATTGCTTGACCAACCAGTCAAGTTTACCCCTAGCGGGCGTCCTATCTGGACGCTACCAGGCTCAACCGGCGTTGAAGTTTGCAGGATCTACACATTCCTACGCTCCGAGTAAACCCGGAGTGTAAGGCAAGCAGC